ACACACATGCGGAACAGATAAATCGTCATCTGTTAAGAAATATTTAAGGGTTGAGACTGATTCCATTATTTCATATCCAATTCAAATATCAATGGGTTATTTTTGAAACGAAAAGAAGTAAAAGACTGCAATGGGGATCAGCATTCCAACAACTAGACCTAAAATAAAATTTATCATTTACTTCTCCGTTCTCATCTTGGTACCATCCTACACTATTATTTCATATCCAGTTCAAATTGTTCAGCTTCGGTCGGCGGTGACAACAGTTCAGCCAACACCGTATCCATGCGACCTGCTTCTTGATACCGCGCCTCTTCCTCATCACGGGCACGGATTTCAGCCCTCGCCCATTCCTCATCCGCTTCCTTATCGTCAGTGCAGAAGCCCATTTCACGCAATTGCACACGACCCTCGGGCGTAGAACCTAGCATCTTCAGATACGCATGAAGACCGTCAATCTCACCACTGAGCCACTCTTCCGAATTCCACTGCTCGTCAGTGGAACTACGCGGACGGAAACCATGCACGTCCTTGTAAAAATCACTGTAGTGGGACTGAAGTTCTTCAAGTTTGGTGTATTCACGCATTTGTATCTCCATTTCGCTATTGTATGTAAACATTATAGACCCAAAACGATTAATTGTCAACCGAAATTTAGGCTCTGTAAGTGCTTGATTATACAGACTTTTCCAACTGCTCAAGTACCAACTTGCGATCAGCTTCGCTAACTTTGGTCAGCAATTCAACCACCAAAGTCTCATAATACCCTGAGGTATAAGCATGACCCCACAAGACTTGCTTTTCAGCACTAAATTTGGTTACGACTTTTTTAACTTGTTTATAAGTATCCATTTTAGTTTTCCTTATACGAATTTGACGGAACCATCATGACCAACGCGGATATAAGCTTCCATCGCATAGCAGTAAATAAATACGGCATCGACCGTTTTATATGACATTTTGTATCTCCGTTTCGCTAGTGTATGTGTATATTATATACCCAAACTCATTTAATGTCAACCGAAATAACGGGGGAAATTTTCCTTAACAAAATCAAGCACTTGCGTAGGGGTCATATCACCCAAATCTTTACCCCCTTTGGTGGTTAGGGACTGATCACATAGTTTACCAAGTTTGGCGCCGGCGGCATCATCGTCACATACTGCTACAGTGTGCCGGGCTAAAGACCCCAACCAAGGACGTAGACGTTTAGGATCGTTAGCTAATACTGCAACCGCTGGCAATCCCAAATTGTGTAGTTTGCAGGCATCGAATACCCCCTCAGTAACAAATAAAACATCCTTGCGGAAGTCCCAAGACTCTAATCCCCAAACAGCAAGACGATCCTTTGCCCACGTAAAATAGCGGCCTTCGCGCGGATCGTTGCGGGTTGTTTTAGGGGCAAACGGACGATATTGTTGATATCCGCAGTATTGCCCCGACAGATTCCACAAGGCAAAGCAGGCGGTCTCATCGTCCCAACTTACAGTGTAGAGGTCGGGATTGAGGTAGCGTTCCGTTAGATGTTTTTTAACGTCCATAAACATATTGTAGTCCCAAACTTATTTATTGTCAACCAAAATTATAAGTTTTATAAGCCATTGATTTTATTAGGAATATGCTACCGCATCTGCTTCAATAACAGCGTCCTCATAGGTATCGGCATTGAGAGTAACATCATCTCCGGAGGACATTCTAGCTACATAGTTACCGGAGCAATTATCAAACAGAATATCAATCAGAAAGTTATCCATTTCAAATCCTTATGTCAGTATGTAAAGAGACAGTATAGAGTATTATGGATTAAATGTCAAGTAGTAATATGGGAACTGGCCAGTTTCCATTTTAGAATGCCATAGAAGGATAGTTCATCTTTTTCTCTACATATATATGTTCCGTAGATATCAATCTTAGGCATCGTATTGAACATGTATTCCCAAATATGTATCAATGGATTGTTTGATTCTATTGAAATAACTGACAGTACATTAGTTGACTCCTCAACAAACCAATATTCAGCCCGTTTAAGATGTTTAGTTTCTTTATACAGTTTCTTCAATGGACGTAATGATTTAACCCCAATGATTAGCTCCATAGTTACAGATTTTTCAAAATACTCTACTTGAGGAAGTCCAAACCTGATAGTATCTAACTCAGTATCATACTTATAAAACTTAGGTAACCAATAAGCTAAACCAAAAACACTCGCAGTATATATTTTAGTTGTGTTATGTATAAAGGTGTTTAGGTCAGTTCGGAATCTCGTTAAGGATCTCCCTTTCAAATTCCACAACATTATTTTTTTACTGTAGTATTCTCGGATAATATTGGCTGTAGTTCTATCTTCGTCGGAGACTAACTTAAAAAGAATTTCATCAGTCACTCCGCTAGCACCACAGGTGCTACCAAGTCTATTCCACGCTACACTTAATGCAAGTAAATCCTCTCGTAACTCGTATACCTCATATGATTTTATATTATCTATTGATGGAACCCACGGCGTGGTTGAGGAACTAATTGTTGCATTTAGGTTCTGAAAATAATTTGAGGGATTACCAAAAGTGCCAAAAGATGGAGAACTAATATTACCTGTTACTTTCAACCCGGTACTAGGAGTCTTTGTATTATTTGGTGGTGAAACTGTTTTGATATAGTTCTTGATGTATGCCATAATAGTCCGATACGCAATGAGATTATAATTGAATAATTATACTACAAGTCAACCACACTTACAAGTACTAATATTACCTAATTAATAGAAATATCTTCCATGCCGGCAGACCGTAGTCGTACTACATGCCCTAACATAAAATTCTTAGAATCTAGCCCTTTAAGGATACCCAACCAACGATTACGTAATAGGGCTACTTCATTGATCAATACCTCGTAATCAATAACCTCATCCTCACCGTCAACGTATTTTTCGGCATCTCTACTAGTTAAGGTTCTATTGTATTTTTCTAAGTATTTTTGAAAATGCTTTCTACGAAGTTTTCGTAATTGGATGTTTAAGTAATTTAATACGGCTTCAATTTCCTGAAGTTGATTAAATCGATGTTCGGTAACACCCGGTAATGCTGCTATATTCTTCTCAACATTACCGTAAATTTTAACATCATTTTTAGCCTGAAGTAATTCAAGCTCATAATGAGATATAAAATCGGGTATTACCGAAACATCTACGCTAATACGTGTGTACCAATTCATCAATCTTCTTCGTGATCTAGGTCATCATCTTGGTCATCGTATTCCTCTTCATAATCATGTTGCTGGGCATAGTATTTCAAGGCAGTAGTGATATCTTTATCACCGCGAAACTCTTCCTTAATATCCTCAGTTTCATAATTATTTTCGATCAATAGATTAACTAATGCGTCAGCCGCATCTTTCCTATCGTTCAAATCTATATGACCACGTAATGCATCCCAAACTTCCGAAATTAAATCTAAACTCATTCTACATTCTCCTCAGATAATACTGTACTTAGCGGAGTATCATTCTTTTTTTGGATTTCGCTCATTACTTTATCAAGGCAACCGTCTTCATTACCTTCCCAACCCTTACGGAAATACTTTAACACTTCACCGTCACTAGTAGTATAAACGGATCTGTTACCTTCTTTAGATAGTGCACCGGACTTTTCAAACAAATCAAACAATCCGCTATATGGATTCATTCCTGTACTATACGGAATCTTTACCTGTACTGATTCGAATGGTTTAGAGTAACGTGTTTTCATAATCTTACATGCTGCACGAATACCTAACACTTCACTAACTTTATTGCCATCTTCATCTTCTTTAAGTTTAAGCTTCTTCATAGCAACAACAATGCTACTAGCATATACAAATCCTTGACCACCAGAAATCTTATCATCAGGGTCAAACATATCTTGGCTAGCATATGTATGGTTAGTTGCAACTAGCCCAACGTTATGACTACCAAACATATTAACACAATTACGAACAAGTGCGGTAAGTGCTTTAGGTTTACGACCCATATCACCCTTCATATCACCCGCATCAAATTGATTAACATCGGTTGGAGTTAATAGCATACCTAAACTATCAACAACAAACATAACCTTAGGCTTTTCACCATCGGGTAATGTTTTATAATCAGCAATAAACTTACTAATAGTTTTGGCAACATCGTCAATCATTGACATGTTGAGTTTTAGGAGTTTGTCTTCCGACGTATCGACTCCGAGATTATGCAACCATGCTTCATCCAAGGCATTTTCGCTATCAATAAGCACAACAAAGATACCTTGTTCTTGTGCATGTCTAACCAAATTACCTGAACAGATATAACTTTTGCCAGAACCGCTTTCTCCAGCAAAGACAGTAACTTTGCCAAGAGGAACACCTTTATTAAAATCACCGCTAATAAGATAGTTGAGTGCATGGTTTCCTGTACTTATCCAATCTGTTGGATCGTTAAATCCTATGCTGAGTCCTTCAATACTTTTCGTAATTTCTTTTCTAAATTTTGATACATCAAATGGTTTGCCCAAATTCTTCTCCTAATTATTTTCGTATTACACTATATGCGTTGAACGGCTGTTTTTCAATTATATCGGGACATTTTTCTGCGATATTATCAATTTCCCAATCTAATGGGTAATGACGTAATGCTGCCCGAGCCCGATCACGGACTATGCTAGGTACCCTAGGTGTCTTACCTGGATCGCATAGTTCCTCTAATAGTTTTTTACCTTGCTTTAATGCCCGGTATCTTTCATCTGGTAATGTCATTAAATTCTCCTAAAAGGCGGGGATAACCCCCGCCATTCTGTTACTGCGACGTTTTTTCTTGTCTTGCACGGATCATTGCTAAAATTTCCTGTGCTTTGTCACTTTGTTTAGGAGTATCTTTTGGTACAACAATAGGAGCACTTGCTTCAGGTGCTGCATCTTGTTCTGCTACTGGGGTAGATTCTTCAACCTTTACATCTGCCTTAGGCGTAGAGTTAGGAGCCTCTAGACCATACGGACGATAGTATGCACCCCAACGTTCATTATCGTAAGGTTGCCCATCGACACTAGCATTGAACATTTCTTTGATGACACGAAGTTCTGCCTCACCAGGTTTCTTTGGCAAGAAATCTGCTAAGTTAAACAATCCATGTGTTGCGATTGCAGCCTGTTCAGCTTCGGTCAATGGGCTTTCTCTGCGTGACCAATTACTAGTACTATAGTCAGCATATCCACCCTTACTTGTTTTCCGAATATTGAAGTCAAGACCGCGGATATAGTCTGTTGGCAATTCAAGGATTTCGGGATCCATCAAACCAGCTTTAATGATAGGAATAATCTGCGGACTAATAATAAATCTACGAATTGGATTTGCGGGAGTTTTATCGTCACCCATTGGATTTTGACGAACAAACCCTTGGAAGAGATAACTACGTTTCTTCCAGTATTTGTTAGCCATTTCTTTCAATGATTCATCTTTGTACCAAGGACGAACTTCTGAAATGATTGGGCAAACGCTACCGTCGTTATACATTTCTACGCAAGGAACTTGCACTTGAATTTGTTTAACATTGCTATCACCTTTAACTCCGTTAAAAGGAAGCTTGATGATTTGACGTTCGACCCAAAAGTATGTGTTGCTGTTGTTTGCGTCAGGAGCAAAACGAATAGTTGCTGTTGTTCCTTCTGCTGCGTTCCAATGTGCATAGATACCATTGTCACTTTGAGTTGTAGTACCGGAAGATTTAGTTTCTTGTGCCGCAATACGGGCACGAATTTCTGCGAGGCTAGCCATGATTTATATCCTTTATAATTTAAGATGGTCTTTGTTTTATATTCGCCACTACCTATTAGTGACTAACACAGTTGTAAGTATAGCAAACGCTTGCAACCCTGTCAATATATATTTATGCCAGATGTGGTAAACCGCACAAAAAGTGCGGTTTAATTTACCCTTTTATAAACCAGAAAGTTTTTTAATATGTAATAACGGATCGGTATCTTCCGCCACACCTTGCT